GATCTACACTTTTCCCTACACGACGCTCTTCCGATCTTTTGTCTTTGAGGTCTTTTATTTCCTGTGATAAATTCAAAATCATACCGTCTCTTTCTGATATGATATCCACTAAAACTTTTTCCCGCGCTATCTCCTGAATTGTCATTGCTTCCTCTTTTCCAAGGATTCAATCCTTGCACTTAAATCTTGAATTTTTATTTCAAGGCTGTCATCAAGCTTTTCTGCTTTTACAATGTCGTCAGCATCAAATTTTGATGTTCTATGTTCGCCCAAAGCTACTTCCATTTCGTTGCCTCAATTTCCGTTACATATTGATGATAAGGGAAGTGATTAACGGTAATTCTATAAATCCCGGGCTCTTTAGTTGTGAGAATAAGCTTTCCCGTAGACACCTCATCGTTAAAAATTGGACATCTATCATGATCAACGTTGACGACAGCAACGACGCACGGATTCGGTAAATTATTAATTGTCACACTATCTTCACCATCTGCCGTAAAAGCAGTTTTATCAATTGTGATAATTGAGGATAACAACGGGCGAGCCATCACCTTCCCATCGACCACATAATTTTCGTTTCCACTATGCTGGCCGTCTACATAAGCATAATTTTTTAAATGACGGTCATGGTGACAAGAAACCGTGCCCAAGATTTCGCCTGTGGCCTGGTCGTAGACAGTGATCGTCCGCTTACTTTTTTTTTTTGCTAAAACTTCGTCCATTATTTTTTCAGCCCCATTATATGTAATGACCGCAAAGTAATATTACCTGTAGCTGCAGCCGATGGAACTGAAGCATTTACCCTAGCCGCATCAAGATATAACCTAATTGTATCACCTGCACTCCATCCACTCTGCAAGGAATGGATAAAGTTTCCTCCACTATCTTTCCAAGAACAAGAAACAACACTTCCGTTAGAAGCTAAAGCGCATAAACTTCCAATATTATCAGTAAAAGTATAAAGAGTTTGCTCTGTAGTAACGTTGTATACCCGCCACCTGTACACCAAACCTATAGAATAGTTATAGTAGGTATAGTTTATAGCAATAGATATGTCCGATAATATCTGTCCAAAGAAAGCCAGAGCATATTCCTCTTGATCGGAATCAATTATGTAATCCAGCGAAGCAACATTATAATATGTGCCGTACGTCCACGAATTTATTGATTCATTATTTGCGTTAGAATAAACCACATCATTGCTCACTGAGTTATCTTCTAAATGCAGCGTCCCTATGGTTGCTTCAGATATTTTTGCCCCGGTGATCAATGCGTCTTTTATGTTCGCCGCATTAGCGATTACTTCATTGGCCCCGATGTTTCTCGCCAGAATAGACCCATCAATAATTAAATCGCCATTAATCCCAACGGCAGAATTTCCGTCTATATTTCCAACCGTGAACATAACAGATGGGGTTCCGGGAGTAGCACCGGGCTTTACCACGGCAAACTTGTCGGCAACAATGATAAAATCGGAAGAAACCGCATCTACCATCATACCAAATCCAACAATATGACCGCTGGCATTTAGTTTGATAGTGTATTCGTTTTCAATTGAATCTATTTCGTCAAGCTGATCAACTAAATCCTGATACAACTGAGATTCAGTAATAGAGCCATTTAAAATAGTCAAATAATCCGTGGGTTCCGTGGATGTTGTCCCGGACACGCCTCCGGTTGCGCTCGCCGGATACCAGTCGCTATAATTCCCGTAAATATCTTTAACCCGCGCCCAATAATAACGGGTTTCAACAAGTCCTCGGCCCGTGTGTGCAAATGTGTTAGCCCTCGTAAAACCGGAATATTCTGCCTCGCTCCTATCATTCGTAAGAGATGACCAAATCTCCACGAGATCAAAATAAACATTTCTGGAATAGGTCAGAGATACTTTTATGGTGTACACTTGACCGGACGTAGTAAGGGCAGTAACCGCAGGCAAGGCCGTAATAGCGATCGACAAAGGAGTTGCGTCAGAGATATCCCCTTCGGCTTCTGCATTATAGGGTACGTACTTAAAATACCGCGTAACCCCTGGCCGTATTTCAGGATGATTTAGGGTTGCAGTTCCTTCGGAAATATAAAAGAAATTTGCCCCCTCGGTATGTTCAACTTGTGTTGTCCCGTACCGAGCCCTAATAACATCCGTTATTTGGTATTGAGTCCCCGATATTGGGGTTATTGTCTGGAAAGAGATTATCTCAGTTCCCAGCATGGCAACATTCATCTGACCCGCCAAGGCTTCTTCCCAGGTTATCGTTTGTATGCTGTCAACATCTGAATTGGCAAAATCTATCGTAAAACCATCCCCATGATCTTCCAATGCTGTAACCGGGTACGTTCCCACTAAGTTTCCGAACGGGACAAAATTAGCTTCTTTTAAAAAGAAATATGACGTACCACCGTCAATACTCATGTAAACCAGATAGCCAAGGTCAATCTGTGACTCTCTGGCCGCCAAGGGGATTAAGGTGACATTGTTGCTTAAAAATAATCCCGGATATGCCTCAATAATGGTTTGTGAAACAACAGGAATGGTGGTGTAATCAGGAGACGATTGCGTATTGTCATCCGGGACAGTGTACTCAGTTATTGGATTTGATAGAGAATAGACGTCCTCAGTTGTCGTAAATGTAATAATTTCAGATTCTGGATCATCCCCCGAAATATGCACGACACGGCATATCATGTTTGAAATGCCGTAATGTTCATTCGAAAACAGAAAAACGTCGCCGACCTCCAATCTAAAGGCGTTTCGGTTTGCCGGAAATGATATTTGCGCCAATGGATAAGAACTCCTTAGTAATAGCTCTCTCCCAGCCCATACAGCGTTTGCATTTCTCGTGAATAACGGAAACGACACCTCTTTCGTGACAACCCTTTCCTGGATTACACGATTTCCGATATCTGTCGCCACGGGGTTGGCAGTTGACTGTCTTATATTTATTGCATCTTCATTCTCGTATATTTCTGAATAAGTAACTTTAACCTCGTTGATTGTGTCAATCCAGCCCGGACGTGATATGGTCGGTTCTTCCACATACACATCTTCGTCAACCAAGGGAAGAGTTGGTATGCTGTAATCATCCCTTATCAATTTTGGATGAAATTTCCCATCTGATCCGTATGGAGACACCATCCCGGAATGTGCAGTTATTGCCTGAATATAATTTAAACCTTCTTGGTAGGAATCAACTGGTAGGCTTATCCCCCTGTTTTCTGTTGCAAGTGTTTCTGAAACAGCGGTAAAATCAGTTTCGTCAAGCCATGTAGCTGGAAGCTTTAATAATTTATTAAGTATGTACCATAACGCATTAGCTGGGTTGTAATTGTACGTCTGAATTGTTCCATCTGGCAATTCTGCTATTGCCGGAGCTTTTCTTATGACAAAATGTAAAGACGGACACCTGTTAGAAGTTCCAATATAACAATCATCCATGAACGCATAACAAAGCCCTCGTAGTGGAGAATTTAAAGATGGATCGCCGATTATCTCGCCAATCTTTGTGTTTTGGGCATGGTCATTAGTCCCGAAGTAAAAATTTATCGTCCCGAAATCTTCACTTGCGATGGTTTCCATGCCACCGGAAACGGGGCAATTTAATTCCCCGCTCCACAACAAGGTATCGTTGTCACAATAAATGGCGTACAAGGTGTCCACCGGGCCAGCGCATAACGCCTGAACCCACGACATGTAGTATTTATATCCCGTTGTCTGAGATCCGCCACCCATTCCCTTTCCGCCGGATTTCTGTTTTATTTTTTTTGTTCTTTCCTTTCCATAACACAAAAACATCCCTGTTATTTTACCGGTACCGAGAAGATCAGGAATCGGGCTTCCTATTTCATTAAGGGTAAGAGATAGAGTTTCCTTGGCTGGTCCTTTTACTTTCGGAGCAGTGAAGGCGTCGGCAACGCCTCCGATCATCCCGCCGATAACGAACCCGATCTGCGGAACACCAAAAAATGACCCTATTATCGCCCCGCCAACGGCCCCTATAAGTGAACCGAAACCGCTCATTTATTATTTACCTGCGCCAATACCCTATAAATTGTATTTAGTCGTTTTTTAAACTTATTGTCAGCAAACACATGAATCTTGACGACACCGATGTCAGTCAATGACTGGTATACGTAGCCATCAAAAAATATCCCTGCATGGGATGCCGTTTTTCCGTATTTAAATGAAATTATGTCCCCGTTCATCATGGGGCTTTCTATGTCAAGTTTTTCAACATTCAGGCTTTCTTCTATTCCTTCTTCCAGCAATCCCCTGGTATTATGCAAATGCCAATCAAACGGGTAGTTAGGGATAAGACCATCCTTCCACTCTAAAACTCCCATCTCCTCGCAGACCCTAGCCACGAGATGGATGCAATCGCACCCGAAATGCTTTACTCCGGCCTTGTGGCGAAAAGGAGTCCCCAGCCATTCCTGCAAGATCAAATAAAGCCTTTTTTGATTTTCTAAATCTTCATAAAAATATTTCATTTCGGTATCCTGGTTGCCGGGTTTTCTTTTGGTATAAAAGGGAATCCCAGAAAATTTAAAATATTGCTTGCCGCAAACTTAGAGGTGCAGGTAGTAATAACGCCATCACAACCAGGCGACACGGTGACGGTGTTTCCACTTTGAAGCGAAAGAATTTTAAATTTGATTGTAATGTTATTCCCTGAATGTGAAACTATTGTTCTTTTTTCTTCCCCAAATTCTATGAGGCCACTCATGAAATATCCGTTATCAAACGCACCGAAGTCGGCGCTGGTTAATATAGTTTCCGTCTCATCGAGCGTCACTTCGGTTTCAATCTTGTAATCATCCCTATCCAGCCCGCAACCTTCATCAAATAATTCGTGATTGCACGTTATCTGGTAGCGCAAAGTCGGGATGCTCATTTTCAAGAAATGCTCGAATCCGACTATTTGTATTTCAACGCTAACACCGTTAAATGTTACGTCTTTGATCTGCCCTAAAAAGACCACTGCGCTTTCCAATGGACTTTGATCTCTAAATAGTCGGGACACGCGCACCCATACAATGGCTACCGGATTCTGGGCGATATATTGAACCGTGGGAACGGTAACGGCACTAAATTGAATCTTCATCGTGTTGACATCCAATGAAGAATCAAACTCTATTCCGCTTCTCGATATTGTCGCGGGAGCGTAAATCTGCGGCCCGGTCCCGTCGCCATCATCGAACTCAACTGATACATCGCCATTGGTATAGTGCCAGGTTGTTTCCCCGGACCATATTTTATAAAGTTCAACCGGCTTGCGTTGGCTCGCCTCTTCTTTGGCGATATAATCAGCACTGACATCTTTCATGAAATATCTTCTCCTACTAACCCAGAGAATCCCATTTCTGCCTTTCCGTAATTCTCCCTGATATATTCGATTTCCAGTTCATCAATGTCGAACCGGCACAAAATTAAAAAACTGATCAGCAGTTTTGATAAATTATCAGCGGACACCGCTTTTCCTATCGCACTATCAAGCGTGATTGTGGTTGGGGTTGCTGTCGAAATTTTACGGCAAACATACGTCCCGTCAGGGAATTGGATATACACGTACCGCCCGATGACTTCGTTCGGCAGATAGACCGTGTTATATTCGATATTTTCAACGTTTATCACGGTATCGGCTGAGAGAATCGCCGCAGTCGGCACAATGTCTTTGCTCCAAGTGGGAATCCAGAATTTTTGAAACCTCCCCTGTTTTGAGTTGAAGAAGTTTAAAAGCGTCCATATATTTGCACGACTGTTTCTCAGCCAAGAACCTTTCAACCCCAAAACATTATCCCCGGTATCATAGCTTGAATAAGCGTACCCGAGCCCGAGGAACTGCGCTAAGTTGTAAGCACGCTTATATTTATAGGTAAGCGGATTTTGCGGCCTTAAAAGAAACAGATCAAGGCCCTGATAGGTATCAGCCCCCGAAGAAGGGATAGAATAGGCATAAGTCCGCAACGTCTCAAATGCCTCAGTAGCCTCAATCGAAAATCCCTGAATATTCTGAAAGGTTGCACCAATCTCCTGCTCCTGAGATACCCGACAATCATAGGACGGCAAAACAAATGAACCGGCGCCCCAGGTCAAAGAAAGATTTTCGGTAAGAGTTATCTGGTTAGAGGTTAAGCTGTCTATTATTCCGGCCTCATAACTTAAAAAATTAGATGGGTTAATAATAACGACTTGCCTTCCAGTGTAAAAATGACGGTTGTCCGTTTCCCCAACATTAAGCACCTTCTGGCCGTACACCGCTTGAGAGGTTAAGACAGTCTTGTCTGCCCAAATAGGCACTCCCCAAATTTTATCTGGGTAGCGGAAAAGACTTCGTTTAAGGTAATTTATTTTCTGGTTAGTTCCCGCCATAAAATCATTGTAGAGTTTGATGCGCGGCCAGGTGTATAATGCGGAACGCTTCTCCGCGCCTTTTACCGTCGTTTGTATCCCTGTTTTCCAGACGTGGGAAATTTTTTGCGTTGCCGGTCGCAAGGTCAAATAGAAATCAGCCACCACTAACCCCTTAACACTCGTTTAACTGCGCCGGAGCGGCTGGAAATAACGTTGAGAATCGCGCTCTGGCCGCGCGAAGTAGCTAAATAGCTATCTAATTGGTCAGGTGAGGAAACATTGACAATATGAATCACGTTAGATGATTTCCCGCCTTCTACTTCCACGCCAAGCTTTCCGCTTCGGGTTCTTTTAAGCGGCATAACCGCCTCCGGTCCTGCCTCACCCATTAATCCGGTTCCTTTAGCCATTGGAAAGATTGTCGGTCGGTCAACAATGCCTCCCCGCGCGAAAGGAATCACATTGCCACAGTCGAATACATTGCCGTTTGCGCTTCCCCACGCCGGATTTGCTCCAACACCAGCACCTATATTTGAGCCGCTTAAATCAAGAATATTGCTTCCACCAAAAAGACTACTGACAGACCCAAGAAGCGATCCAAGCATTCCCGACAGTCCAGAACCACTTGATGAAGCATCCTTCATTTTTGCCTGTGCCATTATCCATTCCACAACCATCTGAGCGCAAATATCAAAAAACTTTCTCATCATGGCGTCGCAAAAAGAATTCCAATAGTCGAGAAATGATTTGAGTTCTCCCTTGTAGGTATCAAATAAGACATCTGATAATGTGTCTTTTGAGCGGTCGGCAAATTCTTTGGTTGTTTCGTACCCGGCTTGCCCTGCCGTCATTGCATCGCGCTTTATTTCTTCAAGAGCGGCCTGAAGACCATCAAAATAATCATCACTCTTTTTCCCCATCTCGATATAAGTGTTGATCGTCTCTTCTTTTACCCAAGCTTGAATTGCAACTTCAGCCTTTGCCGCTTCTTCGGCGTTCTTTGCTTTTTCCACTAAAACTTTTCTATATTGATCAGCCTGGTCATTAATAAGTGCTTTCGTGGCCTCGAAATATTCTCCTGAATATTTGCGGAGGTCTTTATAAATAGAGCGTTCAACCGTAAGCTTTTCTTTGGCCGCCTGTTCAGCTTCTTTTTCCGCTTTTTCTCTTGCATCAACTATTTCTTTAATGTTTTTTATCGCGGCATCATGTATCGCGTTGTCGTCGGCAATCTGCTTGGATTTATCTATCTTGGCGTATGCTTCAATCTTTAGTCCTTTAGGAAGGTCTTTGAATTTATCCTTAAGGTTGTCCGCTTCCAGTTGGTTCTGAATTAACTTTTTTTGCAGATCATTGATACCATCCATTGAAATCTTAGCGTCCAATGTTCGGGCGGTGTCCAGCCATTGTTCTTTGAGACGGGAGGCTGCTTCGGCAACCCTATCGGTTTTTTTCTCAACATCATCTACACCAGGAGATACTTTGGGAACGGAAATTGATTCAGCAGATTTTTTTTGATGATTTTGAAAATATTTATCGTACTTATCAAGTGCATCGGTTATCCCGTTGGTGAATATTTTTGCACTGTCTTTGCTGATCCCTTTAATCTCTTCCCAAGTCTTTTTAGCGTCATTCATTGTCCCAACTGCAACCGTCATATTGCCTGTCATGGCTGCTGCCGTTGCTGTGGCCCCTTGAGCTATTAATTTTATAAAATTATAAGCAAGAGCAATCATATTTCCGAGTAATTCACCGATTGGCTTTAAGGCCGCCAGAACACCACCCCATCCGTAAGCAATCATCCCAACCAGCGGCGCAATATCTTGAAGTACCGGGATAAAACCCTTTAACACTCCCCATATTGCCCCAACGGTATTACTAATGACGCTAAAGCCACCCTTGATATACGAAGCAATTTCATCAGCATTCTCTTTAATCCATGCGACTGCTTTCATCCCTTCTTCAACGAGGTCTTTGTAAAAATCCTTAAATAAACTTCTTTGCAAAATCACCCATGCCGTTTCCATAGATGAACTTACAGCCTCCCAGGTTTTCCCAATGTCCCCTGAAGCCGCTACAATCCCGATAAGATAAGGTTGCATCCGTTCAAGTGTGTCCCCATGTTTTTTACCCTCTGCAACAAGTTCTTTAAGACCATTTTTATAAATTCCTTCCTTTTTTATAAGCGCGTCCATCTGCATTGCAACCATGTCACCGGCCCTTATCTGTCCTGACATTAACGCCCGGATTTCTTGTGATGCCTGTCTTTCCTTGTCCTGCCCGGTTGTAAAAAGTGCCACGGCATTTGTTAATGCCGTAAACGATTCAACCTGCTTCGCATTATTGGTGTCGAGAATAACCCCTTGATTAATCATCGCCCTATTCATCAACTGTATTTGCTGATAGTTGGCGAAAGAGTTTGCGTCAATCTCCATGAGTTTGATGTTTAATGATTCGGCATATTTGACTGCGTTCTTATAGTTCTCAAGGACGTTTTTAGGCCCCTGCATTGAGGTAATCTGTGCGGCTACGGCAATGGTAGACGTTTTTAATGAGTCAATAGACTTAATTCCACTCATAACAAAATCAAAGGTTGCTCGCACACCAGCCGAAACAACATAATAAGCCGCGTAAAACCGGAGGATAGCCCTTGTCATTGAAGCCATGCTCATTTCGTGGTCGCCCACCATCTCTTTATTCAGTTCTTTGAGCTTGGCATTTTTGGCGTGTTCGATATTGATTAAGTCTTGCGCTGAAGCTGTACCGGATTTTTTAATTGTCTCGTATGAAGCAATGACAGCGGATTTTTGAGCATTAATGGCGGCTACAGAACGTAAACCGAGAGTTTCATAAAGCGGATTCTTGGCGGCATCCATGTTCAGGCTATTGATCTTGGCTACCATAGCAGACTGAGCGCGGAATTGTTCGGCGGCAGAGGCTTGGCTCTCTTTGGTTATCGCCTGATAAGACAAAATGGCACGGTTCGCCATTGCCTGATACATGGTGTCAGAGCTTATTTGAAGCCTTTTATAGTTGCCCTCAATGGTGGAGGCGGCAGCTTCCGATTCTTTTAAAAGCCTATACTGCCCTTTTTCAAACTCAGAGTAATCGAGGCCGAGTTCAACAAAAACTGTTCCCGCACTCATTTTTGCACCTCTGGCACTTTGCCTATTCCCTTTTCAATTCTCCCAAGAATCTGGTTTTTTATTGACTGAAATCCAGGGCGAAGAAAAGATTTTGCCCGCATTTTTACTGTCCCATATTCAACAAAATGGGCATAATTTACCTTTTTATTTCCAGCGTAAACCCGGAGATTTCCTGGCCTGCTGTAGTGGATTACTTTTCTTATGGTTTCTCTTAATGTCCCAGGAGTACGCCCTGTGAATTGCATGGCAGCAAAAGAAACCTTTTCGCGTTTATGCTCCGGTATCTTTCGCCGATTTTTTGTTTGGGGAACAAAAGAAACAATGGTTGACTTCCATTTTCCTTCCTTCGTTACTTCTCCTACTGGGCAACGGCATTTGGCGGCAAACACAACATCATCCATTATTTCATTACCAGCATTAATGGCTTCATCAATACAGGCAGAAAAGACCTCTTTTACTTTCCAGTTTTCAACTCGCATTCTTCGTTCTCACACTTTCCTTAATTAACTCTTTAGCTACCGCCCGGCTTATCGTTTTTACCTGGTCAAATACCCGTGCCCGTTCATGTTGATCGAAAATTCCCGTTACATTCATTGCCGCTTCTATGGAGGGCCCGGAAATTGCGATCCGCGTTCCTTCCATCCCTTCTGTAATCCATTCATCACCGCACCGATCAAACACCTGTATAGCGGAAATGTTTTCTTCAAAAAGTTCTTCTGGTTTACAGGTTTCGCAAGGAGGTTCCAACGGTTGAACCTCATTTTTTTCAAATGGGAGTCTTACGCTTTGTTCCCGGTATGTTTTCCGACAGCCTTCGCAATCTTGACGGCCTATACAGCTTCGCCAGATTGCGAAGGCAATGAGTTTTTTCCTGCTTCCTCCGCCTGTTGTGCTTCATCGTCTGCCAAGGTCTTAAGACATTCGCTAATAAATTTTTGAAACTTAACTGATCGCATCATTAAAAGAATCTTATTTTCCTTGGTGCAGGGGATAAGATTTCCCTTGCCGTCAAAAAAATTTTCCCAATCGACGATGATTTTGTCCCAAAACAATTCGTTTTGGAGTTCTTCGTTGACTTCTTCGTATTCAAGACGTGCCGGAGTTCCATCGACTTTTTTAAAATCAACTTTTTTCTTGACGGTCTGCTTTCTAATCTCCTTCCAGTCGTCAGCGGTAATCGAACGCAATTGCACCCGTCCGCCGCCGTCAAGATCAAACCAGGTGCTGGGCTTTTCGGTCAAATCAAATACAGTACCATTCATAAATTCCCTTTCTTTTGTGTTTTTTGATTATAAAAGTCCACCGTGCAGGATAGTTGTTGCCAGTGCCGCTTCAGCCGTTAATTGACCATCGTTGGTGCCCGCAACCTCAAGGGTAATTGTCCCGTCCACTACAGTTTTAATGAGATACGTGCCGTCATTGGATGTCGAACCCTCAATTATTAGGGTCTGCCCGGCTTTAAAACCATTGATTACAAACTGGCTGGTTGAATCGGTGATAGTTCCACCAACTGTTAGAGGAGTAGCGGAAGCGACAAAAGCAAGAACAGGAGTTGCGACATCGGGACGATGAATGTTAAAAATGGCATAAAGACCATTTACCGCCCAGGAGCCAGAAAAAGGATAAGTACCATTTTTAGTTGCCTGTCCCGGAGTATGGTTTATTACCTGAAATCCTGCCTCGGTATCGTGCGCGGTATCTGCGGCGAGAAAATCACCCGTTACCGTGTCCACGTACACCCGGGCATCGGTAAACTTTTCATTGTCTTTCAGATATTGCTTAAGCTGATCTTGCCCTTTGGTATCGCCAAAGACCATGTTGCCACCGTAAGAAATATCGCCGTGCTCACCACCACCGACATCATTAACCGCGAAGTCAACTCCAAACTCCTCGCTTTTAATCTTCGAGCGAGTCAGGGCCGGGAGAGTTAATTGATTTAAACCCTTAATGGTGGCCTGATTCGCATCACCGTATTTCAGGACGATTGCCGTGTTAACTCCAAGCTGTCTGTTTACTCTAGTCATGTTTTTTCTCCTTGTTAAAAATTATTTTTTTAAGATTTTTTATTATTCTGCATCTTTAACTGATTGCAGAAAATCCCATTCCTCCGCTGCCTGCACCGCTTCAGTAGGTGTTCTTTCCGGGCCGCACTCAAAATTGCGTTCAGGAACTCCGAATTCATCAACTTCAATCCAATGCCAGATGATCCACTCCTTGCGGGTAATTTCTGAAAGTGTTTTTTTCATTAATTTTTCTCTATTAATATTGAGTAATCAACCGCCCAATGTCTTACGAAAGGGGGATCCAGCCCTTCCGCTTCTTCAATCATTGTCGCTAAATTTTCACGGTTCATCCTGATAAGTGTGTCGCTGGTCATAGTAAATGAACATTCATCAAATAGAGTGTTGAGCGCGTCATAAATTGCCGATATTTCCGCAACCGATTGAGAGTTTGAGAAGATTGAAAACTGAATAAGAATGTCTTCGAAGTTCTCAGTAAAAGTTTTTTCCGGTACACTGGTCACAATAAAAAAAACGATATACGGAAGCCCAGGTTTTTCTTCCGGAGCCTGGTCAAGATAAATCCTTCCGCCGACTGCCGACGACAACGCTGATCCGGATATTTTAGTTATTATGGCCTTTAAAAGTTCATCCATTAGGCCGACTCCTTGCACATTAAATCGAGCCACTCATTCTTTTCGTTCGGGTTGATCACACTGACTATTGAAAAATAACGGTTGCCAAATTTCCCTCGCCAACTTGACTTAAAAACGCTCCGGTATCGTTGTCGCACCCTATGACTACAAACCATCGTCGTTGCGTTTGCCTGAACAACCTCGTTAGCGGATACAGGCCAAATCGCGCACCAAACTGTGCACACATCCACCCATGCAATCATGAAGCCTCCCATTCCGTCAGAAACTTTCGTTTGCTGTTGCCAGGTGATCCGTTTATTGAGATCGCCGATCATTTAAAACTCATCAAACAAGCGTGCACTTGCCAAAAGCCTTTGCACTGTCTTGTTTTCCTGATAATTCATGGTCGCCAAAGTCTGTCCTTCCCGGTTTTCATAAAGGTCAGCCGCAATCAACTTGCAGGCCGCCTTGATTTTATGGGGAATATTCGCGGCCGCCGTCCAGCCACAAATAAACCTGATTTTTATCGGGTTTGAGGGGTAAAGCGTACCGCTCGGCCAGGTGCATCCGTAGGGCAAAACGATTCTCCCACATTGCTCGCCGTTCGTCTCAACCAGATAATCGGTGGTGACAGTCAAGGTCGTTTCCGTGCCATCGGTATCTTTCCACGAAACGCTCGTCACGCTGGCAAGGTTGCCAAAAGGGAGCTTGATAAAATCGGTTGCTGGCCATTCATCAAGGTAATAATCCCAAGTCTGAGTGAGCAAAGCTCGCCGGGTAATGTCTTCAACGTGCTCACGCGCAGCCGATAAAATTTCCTCAAGCAGATCGTCTTCGGCCGTGGCAGCATCATTCACTAATACAGAAGTTCCAAACTCGCAGGCCGCCAGCAAAACCTTTGAAGCTGTCCTGATATATCGCTTTGTTCCGGTGTATGCTTTTTTATAGTCGGTATTGTCATTTGCGGTCGTGACCTGGGTAAAAGCTCCGCCAGTCCAGTCCGTAAATGTTATGTTGTCGTCCGACTCCTGAATTTTAGTGTCATTCGTTCCCGTGGCGCCGTTTGTGCCGCAATGTAGGATAACTTCTGCCTGCTTTCCGAGGACTTCAACGCCGGTTCCCAAGTGAGTGTAACCCGTGGTTATGGCGTGCGAACCGTAAGAAAGGCACTGCGTCAACGTCAGATTGCCGTCAAACGTGCCGGAATCCAGGCGCAGATGTTCTTTTAGTTCATTAAGTGTGACCGGCTCAAGCGTCGGGGCGGAGTAGAGTTGGGCGTTCATTATTGCCCCAAGGTAATAATTATCCGAAATTTACTACCACTCCCACAATTCGCTCCGGTGAGGGTAAGTTCAGAATTAACAGGGATATCAGACACCGGTACAACCTTCTCGGCTACCGTACCGCTTCTATTGCCCAAGTTGGTCGCGGAAACGTCCAACCCGTAGGAATCAGTTAAGACAAGATCATAAAGTGGGGTCGGCAACGAGGTTGTTTTGTCTCCGCTCGCTCCCGGAATGGTCTCTATGCTTTTAATTTTTCCGACAATCGCCGTAATTTGTGGGTTAGATGCACTTGTTGCCGCATATAGGGCGGCCAGGCTTCCACTTACCGCCCCGCCAGCGGTTGCTGTGCAGTCAACCGTTATCACGGTCTGCTTATTGGTCGCGCCCTGCACCATGGCGTCAACATTTTCAATCGACACCGTGATCGTCCCGGTTGTGGCTATTGTTTCACGGGAAACTGCAAAAACAAAAAGCAAAGCAAGTAAAATTAATAATCGTTTCATTGTCCCCTCGTCGTTTTAGGTCGTTGGGATTGCCAGAACAATAATGCTACAACCACCTGTCGCATTACCAACAGCAGCCGTGCAAGTGGCAATTATTTTTTTTGTCGCCGTATTGGTAAAGGCAAAAGCCAAAACCGTTCCAGCCGCTTCGGTATCGAGAACAGTGTGCGCCATGCACTTATCTATCGTGTCATCCTCGCCGATTTCAACCGTTGGTAAAGTTCCAGTCCCTATGGCATAGGTTTCATCCACGACAACCAAAACAAGGCAGGCGCGGTCTTTAGTCCCGTGAGCGGCAACAATGGTTTTTGTGGCTGCGTCGGTTTTAAGGCAAGACACAGACCCACCCAGGCCAGCCGTCAAAAGAGCGGCTACACCGGAGCCATTGGCGAGCATGGCCGACGTTACCTTTCCTGATCCAATAGCAGTTACTCCGCCATTGGTTAGGGTAATATCGCCGAAAACGCTCTGCATTGCGGCGGTGGTTCCGTTCCCAATAAGTATTTTTCCATCACCTTTGACATCCAAAGCGGCCGCTTTCCCTGAAGCACCTAAGAGAATGCTTCCGGTCGTAAGTGCCATATCTGGTGCCTCAAGTGCGCCATCGTTAATGCTTAAAATTCCTCCCGATTCAACTTCGATTGTCCCGCCAGATTCAACAATAAGTTTTCCACCACTTGAGATTACGTGTTCGTCACCACCAGCCCGGCGGTATGTTTTTGGTTGATAAGTTGCATCTGCTGTCATTAAAATTACCTCCATTCTCCGGTGGTTGCCCCGGCGCAGCCCGGAGAAGACTGCGCCGAGTAGTCAATTATGACCCGGTTTTTAGCTTATTGGGGGGGCGTCCAAAAGAGCACCCTTAATTACAAACACAGCTTGGGGAAGATTTGGTCCTGTTCCTGTTTCCGCAGGAGTAATTTTTACAAATCGCTTCCCTCCGACGTATCCGATTTTCAACAGCACATTATCCTCTGCGTCATCATCAACAGTTAAGACAATGCCATTGGAGGGAGTTACACCTTGAACGTCGGCGGCGGCAACACTGGAATAACTTCCGGCAACTCCAGTTCCATCGTCATCTGCATGTTCCATTTTCCAGGTCCAATAATTTGACCCGGAAAGAGTTGATCCGGTAAGCCCCACATGAATTCCAAAAACAGCGGAATTACATCCTGCAAGATCAACTTCAACCGCTGTTGGAGCGGAACCATTTGACCCGACAATAGGATCAATAACTGCTTTTAAATCTATGTTGTTGTACAGGTCTTTCATGTTTTTTTACCTCCTATGGGAAGGGGGCGGGATTCCCGCCCCGGTTGTTTTTTTATTTACGCCGCGATCTTGAGCGCCTTGATCGCCTCATACATCACAATCCCGCCGCCGACTCGTTTGGTGGTGTAAAAGGCCACATAGGGTTTCGCGGTGTAGGGATCGCGGAGAACGCGGGTACCGAGCCGGTCAATGATAAGATATGCCCGCTTAAAATTGGCGTACCAGACCGGGAATGTGTTTGCGCCGATGGCCGCAACATTGTCATCGTACTCTACCGGCTTACCAAGCAGTGTGTCAGGTGCGTCCTGAAGGAGACCTGGGCGCCACAGATATTGCCCATCGCCATCTTTGAATTTTCTGATCACCTGCATGGTAGAATCCGCCATTAAAAATGAGGCCCCATTTCGATAGGCGGGTTTCAGAGCGTGTTGGAGATCAATAAGTTTGTCAGCATTGTTTAACAGGGAAGCGTGACCGGAATTTATAAACCCAACTTTCCCCCAAACGTATGAAGCATTGGCAACTTTTGTATAGGCATCAATTCCCTTCGGCTCGCCAACTCCATTGCCGGAAATAAACGCCGCGCCTTCTTCTTCGTTGAATTCTATAGACACCTCGTCAGCCAACCATGCGCCAATATCCACCCGGCTATCATCAAGCAGTGTCTGGGTTGCGTAAGGCATCGCATAAAGCTCTTTGGTGTTGATGGCAATTTCCGAGAGAGTTGGGGTGTCAGTTTCGGTACGTGAGGCTTTCTCGGCAACCCATCCGCTCGTCGCTCCGCCCTGGTTTACCAGCTTTTTATAAGTGTCCGTTGAAATTCCTCGAACGGTAGCAAGCCTTCGCATGGCCTGAATCGTACCGGCTACACGGTCAATAGCCGCATCAACTTCTTCTGGCACAGTAAAACCACCGTCAGGATCAGAAAGGGTTGAAGCTGCGGCCTGGACCTCAAGGTCTTTGATATTTTCCGCGCCTTTACGCATTAGGTGATTGAAAGCCTTGACTTTATTGATTGCCTCGGCACTCTTCGCTCCACCACCTCCGGGAAATTGAGACCGTGCAACCGCTGTTTCGATGGCCTCAAGTTGTCGCTTCATTGCGGCTATATTTGCAATATCAGCGTTTATTTTCTCTACCTTTTCGGTGAGATCGGCTGGAGCGTACCCCTTTGCCTCAATGACTTTTATCCGCTTGTCGTTTTCGGACTTAAATTCCTCAAAGGCGCGGCCCAAGGCTTCAATTAATTTTTTCAGTTCGTCCATTTTAATTACCTCCAAATATCGTTAATGTTTTTTTGAGTTCTGCCTTTACTTCATCTATGCCATCACCCGCCCTGCGTCCCGCAAGAAAGGCTTTGGCTTCTTTAAGAGAAAGGCCCACGTCCCGTAAGGCTTTCTCTTTTTCTCTTTCGGTCGGTTCGTGATTTTCCCCGGCGATAAACTCATCCGGAGTATTGGCAAACATGGAGAGGTCAAATTGTGCTTTCGCGGCTTTCCCGTCGATAATGGTATCGATAAACCCTTTTTCTTTGGCCTCTTTCGCGGTCAGCCACGTTTCGGCCTTCATCATGTCTCTGACTTCTTTTTTACCGACGCTTGAGTTCTCCGCGTAAATATCAACCATATTCCCATCGAGCTTTTCTAAAATGTCGGCTATCTCCCGGAGATCATATTGATTGCCCGCCGCATACACCCAGCTATTGTGAATCATCAGCATTGCGTTTTTGTATGCCTGTACCTCTTTGCCGGCCAGGGCGATAAAGGAAGCGGCAGACGCGGCCAGGGATTCTATCCGGGTAACGATCTTTGATTTATGGGATTGCAGGGCGTTAAAGATTGCAAAAGCGTCAAACACATCACCGCCCGGGGAATTTATCCGGACTGTAATGGTTTTCTGTTTCATGTCTGAGAGCGCCCGCACAAATTCACCGGCATCATTGAACGGCCAGCCGATCACGTCATAAATCATGATCTCGGCTTCATCGTCAGAAAGCGCCTCTATTTTGTACCAATCAGACTTATCAAGAGACTTTCCCCAATATCGAGCCGATGCTTCGGCGTTTTTTCTATTTCGATACTTGAGATTCATCTTTGTTACCTCCGTTAGAATTATCTTTGGTGGTTGAGGTGCGGGTCCTGTAAACTTCACCGCCTTCGTATGGGTTCATGTCGAGGAGTTCCCGGCATTCATTCGGGTTTAAAATTTCCTTATCAATGGCGGTGGCAAAACCTGACATTTGTTCGCTGAATGATCCGCGCAAGAGACCTTCCGCCCTGAATTTCGCGTAATAGGTTTTTCTCTCTTCGAGATTTAGCAGGCTCCGGTAAATACCCCGTTCTGCGGTTACAAGCCACGGCATAAGCGCATAAACTACAAATCCGATCGAGAATTGTTCCGAGCTGGAATAGGTTGGCGTGTTTGCGCCGGAATTCATTACCGTCAACGGCATCCCCAAAAATATGTCCACGATTTCATCTTTTTGAAATTTGCGAAGCTCAAGAAACTGGCTGTCCTTCGGGTCGATGGTAACTTTCTGGGCCTTCATGCCGTCTTCAAGGACCATCACTTTATGGGAATTACCCAGGCCGGCATAAACCTCAGTTATCGCATCACGGAAAGATTTCGGGTCTTTCAGTGTATTTGGGTGCTCAACAATCATGCTGATGTTGGTGCCGTTTTTAAATAACCGAGCACCTAATTTTTCCGCCGCCAGACCAAGGCCGACACTTTCTCTGATGTACTGGATGGGGTTAACGCCCACTAAGCCGTTCACGGTCATTCCCCGGAGATGAAATACTTGGTTTGCCGGGAATATGTGTGGTGTCCCCGTCAATCCTTCAGATTGGCCGGTATACTGACCGGAGTTGCTTTCATCCGGCATAAGTATCTTGTAAAAAACTCCGTAATCGGCGGTCTGAATGACTTCCTGTATCCGTTCCGGTCTTATTGGTATAAGCTCTCTTACTTTACCTTTTGGGTCCAGGCCGGTATTTTTAAACGCGTAAAAATTACCTCTCAGCGCTAAGTGATTCATTGCCATCCCCCAAAAATCGGATGAATCCATCCACTCATTGGGTGCGTCATGAAGAATAGGGTATAGATAAAAATTCTCTGCAATATTTCTACTTTTCCCGTTTTTCTCCATCATGTGACAGGGCAGCATTCCAATAACCCGGGAGAGAATGTTAACGCACGAGTAGACCGTAGCTTGGCGCATGGCGGTCTCGCTGGAAACTGAAACACCGGAAGAATTCTCGCCGCCGCCAAAAGCTGATCGGATCATCCTTTCCAGTTCATGGCTGTTCATTGCCTTAGGTCTGAGTTGATTAAGAAATCCCATTACTCACCCGGACTCGAAAAAAAACCGCCTACGATCAACAACAGACCGCAAACGGTAAATGATATCCATGGCCGAAAAAGATAAAGCCCATATCCAAAAATAAGCAGACCGGAAACCATGAGTAATTCACGGAGACCAAAAACTTTTCCGAACGCCTTGATCAGTTTTAAAATTTTTACCTTTATTTCCAATTTAACTTCCAAGTTAATGGTGACTAAACGTCGATTTTCTAAAACAACCACCACCAAGAGGTGCCCAATCACCCGGGGGAATATTCTTCGATTGAGTGGTCAACCCGTGATAGTGCTTTCTAAATGACGGTGCGGCTTGTGAAATCTTTTCCCAGCAATCAGAACAGCGTGGGACTGCACACTGATAAACACAATAAGCCTGGTCACTGTTGCAATCGTTACATTTCATTTCAATTTTTGCTTAGGGGTTGCCCAATTTTGATTTGATTATGACAAGGGGAAATAAAAAAAGAAAATAACGGATGGAAGGAAATGGACTATATGTAAAATCTGGACGGTTTTTTTATTCGAGCGGGTTTAATTTATTTGCAATACGACAATTTTCTACCGCCTCCCTGGGGATTCTAACAGTTCCACGATATTTTTCAGCAATTAAAATTCCATGATCAATCCAAAGATAGATCGTTGACCGTGAGACAGAAAAATATTCCGCAACTTCATCTGGACGCAAAAGTTCTTTGTTTGGTAAAGTGGCCAATGTTTATTCCTCTCTTTCATCTACTGGTTCCCAAGGACAATCATCGGGGACTGCTCCATTACCATCAATAGGTGTTAATGGACCAAGATAGCAACAAAAACAATCTTGTTTTCTCCCCTTTTTTAAGAAATATTCGCAGTCTTTACATCTTTTTATCTCCACTTGAACCTCCTTTTAAAAAACCATCCGTTCACGTATTTGATCTGACGTTAATCCATCATAGGCGGATTTGACAGGCTCAGGATTCCGTAACAGCCGGTCAAGTCCCAATAGTATGCCGATAATCCCGTCAATCTTGCCTTGTGATTTAGCCTTGTTCGGTTTTTTGTTGCCTGCTGGGTCGGTGTCAACCGTCACATTGTCGGCCATCCAGCGCAACATCGGGTTCCCACCGTGATTCAATTTTCCCAAAAGTAATCGGCGTTCAAATTCCTGGCACGGCCCAGCCATCGAAAGGAACCCCATTCCGCAGGCGATAACTTTTGAATCTTTTTCTGTCCCGCCAAGTTCGACATCAAGTTTTTGCGAAAATTCATAACCTTGGAAAAGACGATCAACTGAAATACTGGTTACGTTAAATTTTAAATTGTCCTTAACAATCTCCGCGCGAACAAAGTCATAATCAATCGCATCACCAGGAGTAGTATAAAGCAACCCTTGTGTCTTCCATGCCTTATATTGTTCTCGATATTTATTTTTAGTGTCGAATAAACGCGCTTCCGGGCACCACACGCGCATAAGAATATCAATCAGGTCTTTATCTTCCGCATCCTGGAAGAGCATCACCCACGGCGTAAGGTCAGACACGGAAGACAAATCAATCCCCCCCACACACATTTTTCCTAAAAGATTTTCCTCAATAACTGGTCTGATATTGTTTTGATCCCAAAGGGCAAGATCGATCCACCTGTTTTCCTGTTGAGTCCAAATGTTCAACCGCTTAGTCAAGAAATTGTTTTGCGCGGACGGCATTTGTTGAGCGATCCGGCATTTATCCCTCATGTCGGTAAGCTTTGTCATGTATCCAGGAATGGGATTGCCTTTTTCATCTAAACCATAAGTTTTCCCTGTTTTTGATACCCCGATTAAAGCTGGTGCCGCTTTT